CCCCCCTCCTGGGGGGATGGACTTGTTTAAGTCCGGACGTTAAGTGTACGAGATACTATGATACTCTGCGTGATCGTCAAAAGGAGGTTGCCCACCCTTCTCAGATCATTCAGACCATACAGTATGTCTCTATGCGAAGATTTCCAACTGAGTAGTTAGCTGCCATCGCGCTACTTTTTTATTCCAAATTGGCTACATTTCTAATGAAACCAAGATAAAACCGGCAAGTAAAAACCGGGGATTGCAGTTTGTAGAGGATGCTCTTTTTAAGGAGTTGAGTCTACGTTCTGCGTGGCAAGACACATGGGTTCTGGGGTTGACATCTGTCATCCTGGATCCACTTGTGTGTGTACCTATCCCAGTCTCTTTAGAGTCTGGGACAGTCAGCATCTTTGTAAAGAAGAACTATGTTCTAACTACGAAGGAATTAAGAACTATCAAGAAGACTAATAGGAAATTAGTTTTCGGCCACAAATCATTCTGTGGTAAGATGTCTCAAATTCTCCGCCAGCGAATTCTAGCTGGGGAATGCATAAAGAGTCTGTGCATTGATCCTATTAAGGGTCGACGCGTAGACGCCTGTCGAAACTTTGCCAAGTTATCACAGGCCTGGGGAGCTGCACTTACAGTGTACACTGGTTTGATTACCTTTCTGAAAGGTGAGAAACCACTGCACTGTGCAGTTCTCCGGAGTCAAGGAAAGGTAGTGGTTAGGAGGTCTTGTACCTCATTTCCACTTCTTACTTTGTGGACTCATTTCATTAGGAATATTCCTGATGTTGAAGAGTCGAAGATGGTGAAAATCTTGAAAGTGTCCCTTTGTGGGACCTTTGCCCTTAAGGCAAAACAAGAGCTTCCTGAGGATTTTGAATCCAAAGCCATCCCACTTATGCCTATTTATATGCAGCAGTGGGTAGAGAGTAAATGTAAGTCACTTAATGACTACATAACTCTTTACTTCTCTATCCAGCAGGCCAAGGGTTTATTAACTCGAGTGCCTGATTCCTTCATTAATGAAGGCCTGGAAAAACACAAAGTGGGGATTTGTCGTCCTATTGAGGAGACAATTCCCAAAGATCTTGAATTGTACGAGAAGATGAAGGAGTTTTCCTCATCGCGGTTTGGCGAATTTGTCAGTGAGATTTATGATTCTCATAAGACTAAAGTACCCAACCAGACTGCCTGTATAGGCACCTCTCGTCAGAAGGGAGGGAATCTTGCTGCTCTTAAAGCAAAAGGTTCCTTCATTAACACTTCCGACCCGTATTTCCAAAGTCCTAAAGGACGTATGGAACCATTGGTCATTGGCCTCTTCGGAAGCCCTGGAAGTGGCAAGACTACACGTATTCGTGAAATCTGTAATGCCCTTCGCCAAGAACTCTTTCCTGACGTTGCTGATGAGGATCTGGTGTATTCCAGATCCTGTGCAACACAACACTGGGACGGTTATGGTAACCAACCAGTAGTGATTCTAGATGACTTCGGTCAAGATCACTGTCGTAAAGACGTTGTTGAGTTCGCTCAACTGGTATCAACAAACCAGTATATCCTTCCAATGGCCGAACTGGCTGAGAAAGGAACGAGCTTCACTTCACCGATCATAATTGTAACATCTAACATGGATTTTGGGAATTCCCTTACCACAAATGGTGTTACATTCTGTGAGGATCCTGCTGCAATCTGGAGACGATTTCATCTCCCGTATGTAGTAGCGAGGTTCCAAGACGGAACTTCACAGATCCATCGTTTAGATTTGGAGAAAATTGACTGTGGCCCCAAGGAAAACCCTGGTTCCAGAGATATTATCTCATCTAGACAGCACAGATACAGAGCACGGTCCGTAGCAGGTTGTCTTCCACAAAAGGAAGCAAAAAACTTTCTACCATTGACCAAGCTTGATTATGAAATCCTACCCGGGGTTATAAGCCTCGGGGACTTAAAGAATGATGTTCTCCGAACATTCAAACTGAGAGTCGCCTACCACCGTGACAATTGTCAAGGTAAGTGGGTTCAACAGATTAATTCTGCTGATATTAGGACGGTAAAGAGGGATTCTGAAATGTCTGACACATTACTTAGTAATAGTGACGGACTTTGTAACAGAGGTAATGGCGTTTCGCCAGGACTCCATAGTTATATTCAGTTTCCCCTGGAGCCACCGGCACAATTGCCCGTGGTGGAAGTGGTTGCACTAGCAGAACCTGCAAAGGTTCGCTGCATCACAGTTGGTGAATCTGATCTCAAATGCCTTAAGCCATTGCAAATGGCTATGTGGCGGTCCTTGAGTCAATATCCCGAGTTCTCCTTGACACATGGTGTGTCTGGAGGACGAGTAGATGACGACAAGCTCCTGATTTTCAGGAGAATGGAGGACGAGATTAGACGGATTCACAATCCGGACTGTACTTGGTTGTCTGGCGACTATACAGCCGCAACAGACAACTTGCCCATGTGGGTAACGGAGGCCCTTCTTGAAGGGATCCTTGACCACATTGGGGATGAGCCCACTAAAAAGTGGGCCCGGTATGAGACAGGAGCACACCATGTGCTTTATCCTGAATCATCATGCATTGAGCCAGGTGTACAAACCTCTGGCCAACTCATGGGAAGTCTCTTAAGTTTCCCACTGTTATGCATGGCAAACGCTTTCATTGTAGAATATTCTGGTATTAAACCAGGATCCTACTTAGTAAATGGAGACGACATAGTCGCCTCTACTACTCCTGCCTCAATTGAAGCATGGAAAGTGAATGCACCGCGTGTCGGGCTTTCCTTGTCCATGGGAAAGAATTTCATCTCAGATGATTTCTGTACCGTGAACTCCCAGCTCTTTTTACGAAGTGATGGGTGTATGTCCTTAAGACATACAGGAAAGACAGGTCTATTAGCTAGAAGGAAGGGTGACCCTTTGGGACGCACTTACTCTGACTTTCAAGACTTTTATGGGACTGAAGATATATATCGACAGACCTATATTCGACACAATTTAGAGGCCTTGAAATTAACACCTTCAAGTCTCCAAGTACCGTTATCACACGGCGGCCTTGGTTCATGTTTCACCTATGGTGAGACAGTGAACCAGAAACTGGCTAAGGAAGTCTGGATGACTAAGCTTATTGCTAAAATCACCAAAGCTTCCGATGCACAGTTCAACGAACTCACAGGTTATTGCCCCTTAAGGGTACCTTACTTGTGTTTGTCTGATGTGGAAGAAATTCCTAATCAGCAAGCTGAGGACGTTGTGTCGGTTGTCAAGGCTCTTTTCCTACCAGAAGAAAAGATTGACATTGACGGAGATGAGAAGATCGACGATCTCACTCACCGTCAGGTGGCTAAGATGAGAGATCAATTAAAAAATGATCAATCATATGCTTATCCACTCCGATTTCTAACGCAGATGACAGAACTGAAGATTCAAAACCTTCCTGCTCTGGATTCAGTCAAGTTCAAGACTCATTTTGTGAGGCGAACTGACTACTTGACACTGAGGCATAAATACCTCGGTGACTTTGCGAAAGAACTTGCATGTTTTGTAAAAGGGAGACCCATGGGTCAGACCCCGTCTACAGAACTTAGCCTTCTTACCTATGTTGAAGCCAAGGCTTCTCGAGAGGTAAGGTCTCTTGTACGGAAACAAGAGGGTGCTGTTGATGGACAGTCAATGGAGAGTATCGAAGATGATGCTTTCCTAAACAGTGTTCTTGATGCGGTCCTAGTCGATTCTGAAGAGAATCTGATTGGTGACTGCGAACCTGTTTGTAACACAGAATATTTTCTAAGTTACGACTGTGCCATCAAAGGGCATGTAAATGAGCAGGGATCTAAAGGGATCCCTGAGCTGGCTAGGCCAGCTGAAGCAATCTACGATTGTAACCCCTGGGGGTCCAAAGGTATCCCCGAGCTGGGTAAACCAGCCGAAGCAGTTTATGATTGCAACCCGTGGAGTCATGACGAAACTCCGTACACGCACACGCATTAAAATGTGTTATGTCATCGGTCCTGCGTTATTTATCTTAAGACGCGAAACCGAAGTCGACAGGTCATGTTTTCTTCAGAAACTGGATACCGCGAACAGATTTACTATAGTCACTCAAGGGAATTATGCATATAGATAGGGAAGAACCCATACTAGAGCACCTTTGAGCAGATAAGTAAACTATCACTCCGGTCCAGCAGATGAAGATCTGTCGAGACACACTGGGCGGATCTGAAACGATCCCTGACCATTACGGTCTGCTTTCCCCTCCG